AGAAACTTTCAAGCGTGATTAGAGTCATAACCGGTATCTATGAGAGAGGGCACTGCCCTGCTCTCAAGACCACCTGGCCATGCCCCACGATACCTGTGCTTCGAAATCTTAGTTTCTTAGCCGAGGAATCAAAAACGCCAACTGCCAACACCCGGTGGCTCAGGAAGGTCCTTCACGGGCTTCTTCTGCTCCATCACACATCCACCCCACAGACACGCTTCGACACCTCCGATCCCCGCCAGTCGCACGCCGTTGAAGGCCAGCTCCGCCTATTCCTGAAGGTCGTCAACATTGCATATAGCAACGGACTTCCCGCAGTAGCCAAATTCATAAAACATTTGGCAAGCGAAGCCGAACAGCGCGCATTCCACCTCGACTATCCCGTTGAACAAAGAGCTACAAACGGTACGCACCGAGGCAGAACTAGCAAGGATTCCCTGGAGGCATTTTGGCGCGGCACCCTATCATCCCTTCTCTTGTCAAGGAGAGCCTTACTTTCCATCGCAAAGCTCGGGGGCGTCCTACCCCCACCGATAACAGGATCGAAACCGTTCCGAGACGCAATTAAGGACCACAAGAAAGATCTCCTTTCAGAGCCAATTCCAATCGAAGCGAAAGTGCTTCGCTCGTTAGAGGAATTTGCCCTTCAGAAGACTATCCTTGCAGTAAAGAGAGGGTGCACCACCGGCGAAACCATCGCAGTTCCCAGCCTATCCACCTCCGCCTGTCTCGAAGAGAGCAGGGCAAACGGAGGGGCAGCCAAATATTACAGAGACCGATTCAAACGAGAGGCCGACGAAAATGATAAAGACCCAGAGTGGACATTGATAAACAACACATGGTTGAATTTCAAGGCCCAGCTGGATGAATTTCATGATCTTGGCCGTCACATCCCAGAGGCTCACACCCGATGGACGGTAGAGCGAGCATGGGAGGACCTCAAAGACAAGAACATCAAAGAGGCTCGCGTAACGCCTATTCCCGACAAACGGTTTAAGGCGCGAATCGTCTCCACCCTGCCAGCAGCACTTAATGTGTTGGCAGGCCCAATCAACAGTCGAATGATCGGGATATTGGCACGGCTAGGACCCACGGGGGAAAAGCTACGTGGTCCTATGGTATTGAAGCGCCTCAGAAAGGCGGCGAAGAGCTCGAATCCCAGAACTGAATTCTACTCCGCCGATCTAAAGCATGCAACCGACACAATTCCAATATCAGTCGCACTCGCCATATGGGCAGGTGTCGCTAAAGGACTGCAACTCCCACCTCGAGAGGTCGAGCTAGGCAAAGAAGTGCTCTCTGCCAAGCAGCTCATCTATCCTGACGGACAAATAAGCACCCAAAGGAAGGGGATCCTTATGGGATTACCAATCGTATGGCCGATCCTCAATTTGGTGAACATGTTTTGTGCAGAATTTGAACAGATCGATCCTAGCGAAGCATCGCGGTATGTCGTGCATGGTGATGATCTCGCAGCCCTTTGGCACCCAGCTACAACAGCCAGGTACCAGCAGAACCTCCTCAGACTCGGACTCGAAAACAACGAGTCCAAGGAAATCAGATCCCCTTTCGGGGGTGTCTTCTGCGGGATTTACTACCAAGTCACTTGGGCACACACCACCGTCAACCCTAATTCAGACATGGTCCCGGAATCCGTAAGAGCGATTCCAGTCCTGTCACTACAAAGGGTCCTCCAACCGGACTCGGAAGGAGGAGCGGATACCCCAGTCGAGTTTAAACTCAGGGCTCTGCTTGACGAGTCATTACCAGAGTTGCCTAGCCGGTACCACAAAAGGTTCAAGAACACCTTCCGCGACATCCATGCCAAGCCTCTAGCCAGACTATACCACGCCAAAATCTCTCTGTCCTTACCCGTCGAGCTCGGCGGAGCAGGCTTACGCGAACTTTACACTTTGTCCAAGAAAGAAAGGCACTTAGCCTACCGATGCTTAGTTACAAATCAGATTGATCACATCAAACTTCATTTGAGTAACGCATGGCAGACATGTCGCCTCCCGACAGAGCTTGCTAAGGCTTATACTTCCGCATCCCAAGATGCTGAAGAGATGCTCAACAAGCTCAAGTCGGCCCCAGAAGGGAGGCTCAAATTCTCGGACATCGTCAAATCCGCAGCTGCTCTGGAACTGTCACGACAGTCCCAGGTTCTGACCATCAGTAAGTCAATGATCAGATCCACCAAAGCCCTGAAGAACCTTTCGAGCAAGGCCCTAGCTACAGAGTCACTCCTAAAGAGTTTCCCCCTCGTACCAACGAATCACCTCCCTAAAGCCCCAGCCATTTACAGACTTGCCGCAAAAAGCCAGAGAAAGGAAGCAATGTTTTCCGAGAAACAAGCGGAGAACGTGCTTGCCGAGTTCGTGCCCCCAGGCATCGGACTTACTTCTTTGGTGAAGGGTAATCCACAAAAGGTGGCTTCAACCCTCCAGGCAGACCTCTCTGTGACATTTTCTCAGAGATCAACCGCCAGCGCCCAACTCCCATCTTCACGATGGGCGTG